TATCCAATCGGAGCCCTTCTTTATCAGTCCGCTCACCTTGTCCATAGTGTTATTGACCGCCGGAAGGAGTCCATTTCCAAGCTCTTCCACATTATTGTGTATTTGCTGCTTCAGCACTTGGAACTTCTGCTCCGGTGTGTTGTTGATGGCTTCCGCCATCTCTTCCGTCACAGTGATACCGCTCTTCATGCTGCCTTGCAAGTCCTGTATTCCGGAGTCTAATGTCTCCACGTTGTTGTATAACAAGTCAATGAGGGCAACCGCTTCATCCGTTCCAAAGGCTTCCTTCAGCTCTCTCTTCTCTACTGCATCTATCGTGTCTCCATATTTGCCCTTCAGCTCCGTCAGTATCTCTGGCATGGACTTGAGCTGATTATTAGTATCAAGGAAGGTCAGCCCAAGCTTCTCCCCGGCACTGGATGCCTGATTGAGGAATGACTTATACTTTGTTGCTGCTTCAGAGCCGGACATTGTGGTCTGAAGCTGTCCCATGATGGCAAGCTGTTCTTCCAATGGGACATTGGCGTTGGTTGCCGTTGCTCCAAGTGCTGATATAGCACTCGCCATCTCGGAGCCGGATGTCTTATAGTTCTTAACTGCCGTTGCTATCCCTGCGGAAAACATCTCACCAAACTCAAGGTCAGACATGTCATCATAGAACCCTTTATAGATGCCGTAACCGGTAGCGAACAGTGAGCCCATCTCTTCCGTTGTCGATTTTGTGGCTTTACCCGTCAGGGCTGCCAGTTCCGTGAACTGTGCCACGCCTTCATCTGTCAGAGATGCGATACCGGACTTAATATCATAAGCTGCCGTGATAAAATCTGACTTGCTTGTGCCTGCCCATGTATCAGAGAAGCTCTTTGCTGCGTTCTCCACCGCCTTCAGGTCTTTCACCCCAAGGGAAGAAAGTTCCCCTAGTGCGTTCTGTGTGTCAAAGGTGGCTGTGACCGTCTTCATGCAGAGCCCGGTGATCGCACCGCCAACTCCTGCCATTGCCGCTCCTGCCCTCTGCATAGTTCCAAAAGCGGTATTGAGCTTGTTGACCGTGTTTGTCACATTGTTCCCGACCCCGCCCATCTGACCGGATAGGTTGTCAACCATATTCAGGATAACAGACAATTTGTATACCGACTCCATACCCATGCAACCACCTCCCTGTTGCTTTTTTCTCTATTTGTGGTATACTTGTCTTCAGAAGTTCATAGAGGTGTGCTCAAGTCCCACAGTTTCCGGCTGTGGGGCTTGTTTTATTCGTCTCCAAAATTGTCTGCTATGCCTTTCGCTACGCCTGTCTCAATATCCTCTATCCTCATCTCCCTTGCACAATCCGCTTGACCATACAGGGAAAAGAACTCATCAAAGGTCAGGTCTTCAAAGCTTTCCGGAAGCAGTTCCTTGGGAAGATATGTGTATATGACCATCTTCCCATAGCTCACAAAGCTGCTTTTGAACTGCTCCTTGGCATCTTCTACAGCTTTTTTACTGATGTCGTGTCCGCAAGTCCAAGCATACGGAGCAGCTTATCCGCAAGGCTGATAGTGATTGCCGGGTACTCCTCCACGGTCTTCTTCAGTTCTTCCCTCTGCTCATCAATGATATTGTCAAAAGCAAAGCTCTTGGATGCCTTTGTGACAGAGTTGGATATAGTCTTCACATATCTGTCATAGGATGCAGGCTTCGGCTTCCTGAAGAGGAATGTGAACTCCTCCTCGGTCTCATCATCCACCTGTACCGTTGTGATTACTGTGTAGATTTTCTCATCTGTCCCTGAATACTTTTCCTTCAGGCTCTCCACATCCGTTCCCTTTGCTGTTTCATTCTCTTTTCCTGCGTTGAGAAGTTTATTTTCCATCTCTCTATCCATGATAGTTACCTCCGTTTTGTCATTTATTCTGTTATCAGTTACGCATCAAGCCCGTTGATTTTAATGCCGCCCATTGCCACGCCATCAAGATCAACCTTCATGCTCTTATCTCCCTGTGCCGCCTTGAAGCTACGCTTGGAGATTACAATGTTGGTCAGTGTATCCGTACAGGTTGCAGCCCCTTCATCCGCATAATTCACCACAATCTTAGGGATGACATACTTATAAAAGTTTTTATATCCCTTGGACTTGATGACCCGGCACATCTCATTGAAGTCCTCACGGAGCAGGGACAGCTTGACGGAGTTCTTCTGATTTCCGGTACCATACCCTCTAATCTTTCCGCCCTTGCCATAGATAGGCTCACTCTCCTGCTCATCATCATAGGAGATTTCCATTGGCTCCATGTTCTCCATGCCGGAAGCCGTGATTGTCACGCTTGACCAGTCATACACTTTCCCATTGATTAACTGTTTATTTGCCATGTTCCTCTACCTCCTTCCTAAGATGCTGCGTATGGGTTCTCTACTGCAAAGGTCAGGTTCATCTCCCTCACATGACCCATAGGTACATAGGTTATTCTGACATCAAGGCTCTCATCCACAAGGATGTTGAGGTTCTCGGTGTCGATTGCCACAGTTCCGGAGCTGATAATCTTATCACGGACAGCATCCTCCACTGGGGTAGCAAGCTGCTCCTGAATATTGGCAATGCTTGTCTCAATGTCTCCGGGGTCAATTTCCACCTGAAGCTCATCCAATGCAGCCGCCCGGACAGCCTTCACAAGCCTGTTAGATACCCGGACATCCTCCGCATAGGCATAATCGCTTCCCTCCGGTGACATCATGTTTGCAGAAGTGACATAGAAGTCTTCCTTGCTTATGTACTTCCGGATAGTTACATACTTGGCATCATCTAAAGTCTTGATATAGTCCTCAATTCCTTCCGGAAGGAGTTTCAGCATCTTGGCTTCAGAGATAGGGAAGCTCTTCACTTCTCCAATGCTCTGTGACTCCTTCGCCTGACCATAGAGCCCGGTCACAATACCTGCGTTGTTGATATCCTGCACCCTGCCATCCATTCTCTGATAACGGGAGTTGCTGCACACCACCTGCATGTACATGTTATTGATGCCTTTCCTCTCCTCAAGCATGGCATTGGCATATTCCTCAAGAGTCTCATCTGCGGTCTTTCCTCTCGCTTCACACACAAAGTAGAGCGGTCTTTTGTACTTTGTCAGGAAGTCATTGGCAAGGGTACACAAGGAAGCCCACAGAGCCTTAGAGGATGTACCCACGATATGGACAAACTCAAAAGCAAGAGGGCTGTTGATAAGCCCCTCCACCGCATTGATGACCGCCTGATTGCTCATAGCCGGGGATGTTGTAGAGAATGTGAAGCAGTCTCCTGACTTAAAGCTGCCGCCTCCCTCTGCATCCGTGAACTTTGCTACAAGCCCGGTAGCAGACAATGTGACTTCTCCTGTGACAGGTATGGTCATCTCTTCTGTGAAGGTATTTCCGCCATCTACGGAATACCGGAAGCTGCCTTCATTGCACTCCCCGTCATCCATCACCTCTACCACAATGTCATAGGCATTGTTGGGGCTTCCTGTCACCGTAAATTCCCCATATCCTGCCTTTTCTTCCTCAACCGCTCCAATAGTTCCGGCTGTCCCTGCCTTTACCGGGATGCAATAGATGGAAGCTGCTCCCCACTCTACCGCATCAATGCAGGCATCCGCCAATGGGGTCTCTCCAACCTTCTCTTTGATTTTCTTGGCGTTCATGGTTCCGCTGATCAGGATAGGGGCTTTGCTTTCCACATTGGAAATACCTATCTTGATATGTGTTCCGGTTCCCGTTGAGCTGCTCCGCCCAAGGTTCCCGTCTTCGACTTTTACATTTACATCTCCGAACATTATCCCTTCGCCTCCTCATCCGTTACTCTCCCGTCAACCGGGGCTTTCAGGAAGGCAGCACAGGCTTCCTTGAAAGCATCCGCTTCCACCTGTCTTCCACTCTTCCATCCGTTGGCTGCCTTGACACCTTCAAACACCGCATCAGATACCCCAAGCTCCTGCTTGAGCTCCTCAATGGTTTTTAAGGTTGCAGCCGTTTTCATTTCTGCCATATTGTCCTCCTTATCCGACAGAGCCAATGTCCATTGGCTTGATGTCTCTATCTTCATAAATACCGCCTTCAAAAGTGATGTCAAACTGTACTGCTACTTTCGCCTTCAGGATGCTGTCACCCTCTTCTACCCAGTCCACCTCACCTACCACGATATTCACCCAATTTTCATCCACATCTATGCCCTTCTTGAGCTTCCGGAGAAAGCTGTCAAGTATCTTTTCCACCTTCTCCTCTGATGTGTCAGCTATTACTACATGGAGTGATGTGCTCCTATCCCACAGCTTCACCCTCCGCTTCCGCTGCCCCTCTTGGTCTACGAATTTTCTTTTTGAGCCGGAGCGTGAGAGGGTTTCACCGTTCCGCAATACTGCACCAACATGTGGCTCATTCCCCTGCTTCAGCTTTTTCATTTCGGTGTAGACCTGACTTTTAATGCCGGAGCTCTTCAGCGTTTCAATCAAGTAGTTTTTCTCTGCTACCATGTCCTACTCCTCAAAAATCTCCTCCAAGCTATCCTTGATGTCCTGCTCGTCTTCCTCGCTGATACCAAGGAATGGTCTTGGTGGGATGCTTACTTTGACAGAGGCTACTCTCCGCCACTGACCGCCAACCTTGAATGTGAGGTACTTCTTATTTTTCGCCCTTATTGTTCTCTCATCACCAAATTGGTGTGTGGCTGCCCTGATGTCATTGGTACCTACTGCAAGTCCACCGTCACTCACCTCTGACCGGATGCTATTTTTGAGCTGTGTGGTCTTTGTGAGTGTCTTGCCGCCTTCCTCCCTAGCCCGGATGGATGTCTTCCAGCTTGTTCCTTCCGGGGACTTCTCTTCCGTGAAGCGTTCCACGGTGGAAGTTCTAAGTCCTTCCGCTATGGAGTTCAGAACCCCACGGGTCTCAAGGTGGCTCAATCGGTTCAGGCGTTGTAGGAGCTCATCTGTTTCTCCGGACAGTTCTGCCCTGACTGATGACATCCCATCACCATCCCTTCATGCTTTCCCTTGAGAACACCCGACCTGAAGACTTCATTTTGAAGCCGTTGGCTGCCTCGCTTCCGCCTCCTATATCCTCAACGCCTATGCTGATGGTGCCTTTTGCCACATCAAGAAGGAACTTGATGGCGGCGTTGTAACGGTTCAGGAAGGTCTTCTCTCTTTCACTCTCATCTATGCCCGTCCTTGATACAAGGTTGTACACAGATATGTCCTTTGCAAATTTGTTTATGACCTGTGGTACCTTCCGTAAGGGAAGCCTGTACCGCTTGGCAAGGTACCCGTCAATCTCGGCACAAGCATCCACAATGGCAGCATCACAGAGCGTTGCAATCTTCTCCTCCCGTTCCTGCTCATCCTCAATATACTCATCTCCAATTATGACATTTTTCATGTCATCCTTAATCATCTCAAGCACCTCATTCACGGTACAGTACATCCCGATCACCTACTCCTTATCCCTGTGCTCCAACCTCTCCGGTGGAACCATATGCCATCTGCCAAAAACCATATCCTGCATTGCTTCTTCCGTCAGCTCCATACAGGAACTCATCAAGCATGAATACATTTTCATCTGTTTCCTTGGTCAGGGACACGAACTTGATTTTCTTCCGGAGCTGATAGATAAAAGGCTTCAGGAAACGGTTGGTACAGAGCAGGAACCAATAATCCTTATGCTCTGCAAGGGCAGGCTCTACATGGAGCTTTGCCGTTCCCTTCAGCACGTTGGTAGTACCGTCAATCTGGTCAGCTTCCAAAATGAGCTTGGCTGCCTCTTCCAATGCCGGGGACACTACCAAGAGATCAGGAACAAGCTTCAGGCTCTTGCCTTTGTCTCCCTTGATGCTCATAATGGCTGCCCTCGCCTCCATATAGGACTCTCTTGACAGCTTCTTATTGCTGCGATTGCTGTAGGTCTCCTTTCCTACCTTGTGGGCTTCATTAAAGAATGAGAGCCCGTCATAGCACTTCGCCGTGAAGCCTTCCATCATGGCACCAAAGACAAGCTCATCCGGATGCAGGGCAGCCGCTTCTCCCATATTGGAGAAGAGAGGAGTATATACTCCATACTTGTCATCCTCAATATCATCTCTCGGAACGCCAATGGTCATCTCAAACTTTTTATTCTTGATGAGGTAGTCATACGCTGCAAGAGCCTGAATTTCTCTTTCACCAATCCACTCCCTCATACCCGGCATCTGTCCAAGCCACTTATAGTCCTGCTCTCCTGTGGTGCTTGGTACCACAGTTGCAACCTTCTGATAATTGGACTGTGTGGTATCAAAGCTCTTATTGAAAGCTGTGGAATACCCCACTGTGAGTCCGTGTAAGTTCGCCTGATTTACAATCATGTTTCATTTCCTCCTTATACCTGTGTCATGTCTACGGTCACTCCGTCAGCCTCTACCGCCAAGATAGTTCCTGCCACGCTTGAGCCATCCGCTGTGATGGTCACGGTCACTCCATCCTTGATATAGCACTTCTTCAGGATGTCTTTTTCCGTGATGGTTCCGTCATTCTCCCACACGAATGTCCCACGTTTCACGCTGGCAGTCTGCTCGCCATCTGCTCCGTTGCGGTTGTCACAATAGCTCTGTACACATCCGGCAATCAGGAGCCCGGCGGCGGCTGTTGCCGTCTCTGCATATCCCTCCGCATTGATGACCGCCATTGTTGCCTCTGTCAGTTCCTCTCCGCCTTTGACCGGAATATCAAGCAGGCGGTTCCCTGTTCTCTCGTTACCTGTTCTAATCATCTGTTAGTCCTCCTTTCCACCGTACTTCTTCACATCTTCCATAGAAACTCCCATATTCTTCAGAATGGCTACGTCCACCTCATCAGAACCCGGAGCTGCAGGGGCATCTTTCAGCTCAAGCTTGCCCGGTGGAACTACTACGGGAGCCTTCTCCACAAAGCCCTTGAAGCCATCCATATCCTTCAAGGCGTATGACTTCGCCCATCCGCTCTGTGCTGCGGTGATTTTTCCCGCTTTCAGAGCTTTCTGAACCTCCTCATCCGCATCTCTCTCCTGCATACGCTGTTTGAGTGCAAGGAGCTCCGCCTGTGTATCCGGGGTTCCTGTCTTTAACGCCATGATGGAAGCTGCCACATCTTCAGTCTTTGCACCTTCCTTCAGACCAAGCATGGAAAGGATGGTGCTGTTGGCAACCACTTCCGCTACTTCCTGCGGCTTGCCGCCCTCTCCCGGTTTATCCTCCGGCTTCTTTTCCTCCATTTCCTTGAGTCTCTCCGCTGCTTTGGCTGCATCCTCCACAGCCTTCTTGATCTCCTCTTCCGTTGCGGTCTCCGGAAGCCCTAATGCTTTTGCAAGTTCTTTTAAGTCCATGATATTTCCTCCTTCTGAAATGTCCTCTATATCAAGGGAGTTCACCAATGCAAACATCCCATCTATAGCAGGCGTGTTTGTGAGTGCAACTGAATGTATTGCCGTTGCCTTTTGGTCTCTTTTCCTCACCAATACTACCGGGGAGAGGTACCTGTACTCTTTATTCTTCAGGTACTCGGCGGCTTTAGCTGTCCATTCCACTTTTGCAATGATGGCATCCTCGCCTTTGTACAGTTCCTTTATCCATCCGCCTGCCGGAGCCTGTACATCTGACAGCGTTTGGTGCTCATAATCAATCACAAGGTCAAGCTTCCTGTCCTTGAACTGTTTCCGGATGAGCTCAAAGCTCTCTTCATCCACATTGAAGTCACCTTTCTGTGAATGAACCCTTCCAAGGGGAAGAATTTTGATTTCTGTAGGCACACCGGAGAGCTCTATGCCCTCTCCGGCACATGCAATCAGCTTTGCCATGTCCCTTCACCTCTTTTTTCTTGCCTTTTAATAGCGTTATGTCGCGTTATAACGCCTATTTCTGTTTGTGGGTGGAAATTCCTACCATACCAACCCATAAGCCCCTCTAAAGGGCTATCCGTTTGTTTGACCACCATCAGGCTGTTTTCTCTCCCTGTACAGTTCCCTGAGTTCCGGTGATATGTTCGTCATGTCCGGCTTCCATACCGTCTTAGCCGGGTTATTGGAGAAGCCCTTGTCCGGAAATTTCGGGAGCAGCTCCCCCGTGGAGTAGTCCACGTCAAACGGTGCCTCTGTCTCAACATGCAATCCCATCCTTTCAACCTGTTTTTTTGACAAGCTGACCACCATGCAGCGGCACCGGAACCCATTGGGTGGGTACCACACATCCCATATAGGGTCATCCGCCCGGTATACCCTGCCTTCCATGACCGCATGTGACTCTCGCACATGCCCGTCCCCGGCTGTCCGGTATCTCCAATATGGTCTCATCTTCATTGTGGTCTCATCTGTCATGCTTTTATAATGTCCGGCATTGAGGGCGGTCTGCATGTTCGTCCGGAAGATGTTGTCACTCTTCCAAGGGTTGATGCCCTCATATCCATGTTCCTCAAGGAAGCTGCTCATGTCCTTTTGGAACTGCTCCTTGGTGGTTCCTTCCTCGGCAGCTTTTGTCAGACAGTCAAGGAACTCCTGAAGAACTTCAAGGCTTGTATAACCTGACACAGTGAAAGCCTTCGCACGGCTCTCATCATCAAGCAGCCTGTATTCCTCACTTGTCAGGGCTTTCTTTCCCTTCAGGAACGCCACCGCATCCTTGAAGACAAAATCCTTTGCCAGTCCATACAATACATCCATTAGTCCATTGACCTCCCTATCAGGTGGGACAGGTAGATGCCCTGCTGTATCAGGTCTTCCAGTTCCGGGCTTTCCATTTCCTGATACAGTTCCCGGAGCTTTTTCTCATCCTTCAGAACCTTTTGCAGCTCTTCCATGTCCTCCGCTTTGTCAATCATTTTGAAAATGGGCTTCACCATCTCCCGGAAGATGCCTTCCGCCTGCTTATTCGCCACAGACACGATTGTGTCCACCTGTACCTGTTCTGTCTGCCCTTCCACCTGCTTCAGCTTCAGCTCCTCCGCCGTTTCCATTGGTGACGGCTGCCCCATTGCCACGCCGTTCTGCGGCGGCTTCAGGACTTCCTCCCCATCTTCCGGCTTTGGTATGTTAAATTTCTTGTAGATATGGCTCTTTGGTATCTCAAGCCCCATGTCACAGGCAAGGGTCTTGTATATCTCAACTACTTCCTTCTGGTCTTCTACCTCATGGCAGTCAAAGCCAAAGAAGGGGATGTCCGCATCCGTGCCATAGTTGAACTCCACAAGCGGTCTGATGATGTCCCGGCGGATAGTGACCGCCAAAGCCTTTGCATCCGCTACCGTCAGGTCATGCCTGACCTCATCATGGGTCTTTGACTGTGCATAGGAACCTCCTCCACTGTCGGATGTGAGGGTCTGTCCAAGGATTGCCTTGCTTATCTGTTCATCACAGTACCGGGCAAGCTTCTCATAAATCTCTACGCTTGTGGTCTTCTGTGACTCAATGAACTCTATCATGGTGGAGCTCGGCACAATCCCGGCTGCATCCGTCCCAAGGCTGATGATGGCTTCCATGAGCTGCTTCTTATCATCCTCGGAAGCAGAGGCATCATACTTTCCAAGTCGGAGAGGCATCCCGAACACTTCACAGAAGCTCACCCAATCCTTGATGTCATAGTTCTTGAAAAGGTACATCCAAGAGACCACTCTCATGATGCCTGCCCTGCTTGCATGTCCTGACTTTGCCTTATACTTGTGGACTACGAACTTGTTTTCGGGAAGCTCCACGCCTGACGGGTATTCTTTCGTGCATATCTTCAGCTCATCCGTGGTGCTGTCCCATACAAGCTTCTTAGGATGCACATACTCAATGTCCTCTATGACGTTCCTTCCGTCCTCCACTGTCCAAGCAAGCTCCATGATGCTGATGCCTTTTCCTATGGCATCCAACATATCAATCAGCACTTCATCAAAATTCTCAATTCCCTTGAGCTGCTCATCTATAAAGTCCGCTATCTCCTTGTCAATCGCATCTTCAGAAAATGGCTGCACTTCCCAATCAAGCCCCGTCACAGCAAGCTTTCTTGTCTGCATCTGTGAAAAGAGGTGGGTGTCCTTCTCCTCCATCTCCTCAAAGAGTTCCATCTGTGCTCTGACATTGCCTTCATCCGCTTCCCGGAAGATACGGGCAAGCCTGCGTGGTGTAAGCCCGTTGGATGGATAATCAGAGAACTTGTCATTGACATCCCCAACCGCCACTCTTGCAGTCACGGGTCTCTTTGTTCCTGTATCTATATCCGGATTGAAGGGTGTCCCTCCTCTCCGGTTCCTTTTCTTTTTCCTTGCCATGCTGTATCACACCTCCTAGTATGCACCCTTCCCCATCCGGAAACGTCTCCGGAGGACTGTCTTGTAATTTGCTTTTGATGCTACCGCCTTGACCGTCTGTGCAAGCTGCACCGCCATCTGAAGCCCGTCAGGGGCATCATCATTCTTTCCCATAGGGAACTCCTGAAGCTGCTTCAGGAGGGTCTTGTGCTCCCGGTTGAATTTCAGGTACTTGTTCTTGATGACAGGCTGCAAGGACTCAATACGGAGCACCTTATTGACCGTGGACTGTATCTCCTCTATCGGGATATACTCTCCTTTTTCAGCGGATTTTGCAGCCATGACCTCCTTGAAAAAGTATTGGAACTGAACGACCTCCACGCCGAACTTATAGAAGCCCTTCTTGTAGTCCCTCTTCAGCCTCCGGTTCATCTCAAACACATCATCAATGATGACATCCGGCTTCCGCCTCTCCACGGAGGCATCTGCCACATACATGTACCCGGTCTTGGTAGACAGGGCAAGGTTGATGATAGAGCTGGTGTCTGACTTCTTATTCTTGCCAAGTGACGGGTCATTTGCCGCCACAAAGACGAACTCCGGGCTTGAGAAGTCCACAAGCTCCGGCTCATAGTAGTCAAACCACTCCGGATTGAAGGTTGCGCTCTCCGGGTCAATCGGGTCATTCTGAAGCTCGGAGTTAAAGGATGCGGTACCCTCGGAGACCTTAATCTCCATCAGGTCATAGTAGGACAGCTTCTCTTCCCAAAGAACTTCCACCCCAAGGAGCATCTCCTCCTCATGTGCTTCATAGAAAGTCCTTGCATCCTCCTCATGGTTCTCATTGAAAAGGTTGGTATAGATGCCCTCCCATTCATCCCACAGCTTGGTGTTAGTTGCTTCCGATATGACCGCCCTGTATTTCTTGGTCTTATATCTTGGGTTCTGAAGCACATTGTTGAGCAGGGAGTCATAGTGAAGGATGGTGCCTATGTACATGATGTCTGTATAGGTATCCCCTGCCTTTGATACCGCCTTATCAAACCAGTTCTTCAGCTTACGCCTCTGCTCCGGCGTGTTGACGTTCTCATCATTCTCAATATCATCCAGTACAATGAGGTCAGGTCTCCAGTTTCGGTGTCTTCTACCCCTGACTTTCTTCCCGGAGCCTATTGCCTCCGCCTTGATGTCTGTCTTTGTCAGTATCACCCCGGTTCTCCATGCCTTATCTCCCTTCAGGGAGCCAAAGTCCATGATGATGTTTGCATTGTCCTCAAGCTCCGTCTTGATGTCATCAAGGAAGCCCTCCGCCTGCTCTGAAGAGTCAGACAGGATGAGGATGTAATGCTTATATGCGTACAGGATGGCATGGAGGCTGTCTTTGAAGGTGAAGTTGGTTGATTTTGCATGACCACGGGGAGCTGCCACCACCTGACGGGAGCCCTTCAGTCTTGAGATGACCTTTGCTTCCTTCAGAGGGTTCCTTCCCTTCATCACTCCCCGGCTCCATATCTCATCAAGCTCCTCATGGAAGTGTGGTGACTTCCGGATGAAGTAGTGTGGCAGATACGCCCTTCCAAAGTAGGACATGTCAAAGGCAGCAAGTTCCTTTCTAAGTCCATGCTCTCCCATGAGCTCCTCACCGGACAGATACCTCTCATTCAGTTTTTTTCTTTCCTCGTGATGGTCTGAACCTCGGAGCACATATTCCTCAAAGAGCTTTGTCTGATACTCTTCATTGTTCTTGATGTCTATGTCTTCCTCTTCCTCAAGCTCCCTCATCCAGTTGTCAATATCAATCATCTTCCATCATCCGCTCCTTTGCTTTTGCCAGTATCTCCTTGAGCTGTGCCGCTGACTTCTCATCCTGCTTGATGACCTTCAGCATCTCGGATTCCATTTCACGGAAGGCAATGTCCGCCTTCCTTCTCATGTCCTGCTTCACCCTGTCCTTATACACCTTTGTCCGGGACAGGGATGCAATGAGCCTTCCTGCCTTATCAAGCGGCATCTCATTGAACTCTTCCTCTGCGGTTGCCACCTTGTTCAGGAGCCCGTTCATAGTCAGGAGTATGGCAGCTTCCGTGTAGTCCGCTTCCGGGTTCTCCTTCACCACCTGTATCAGCCTGTCAGTCTGTGCCTGTGCCTCAAGAAGCCTCTGCATGGCGTTGTTTGTCCGGGTGGCATATCTGCCTACACTGGACTTTGATATGTCATAGCCCTCTCCCTTCAGGAATTGGCTAATATATTCATAGGTATTGGATGTGTCAGCAAGCATCACATCCACTTTCATCCGCAAGTCTTCAGGGAGCTCATCAATCTTTGAGGTTATTCTCTGCTTGGTTCTCTTATCACCCATCAAATATCAACCCCATTGTCTTCAATCGTACCTTCCGCAAGGTCTACGCCTTCCTTGGTGAGCTTGATGACTGCATCATTGGCATAGGCATTGTAGGCTGTGACCTTTTCCTCGGTAAATTCGATGTATCCGGCTCCCTGAAGATAATCAAGATACTTGCTGATGTCCGGGGATATGATGAGCCCGGCTGCTATCATGGCATTGGATAACTGCCTTGTGAGGGCTGTGTTGTTGTATCCCTTCACCAAGCACCGGATGATGTATCCCCTGATTGCCTTGTTCTGCTTGATTTCTGCTTTTTCTAAGTCATTCACGTTGTTCACCTCACTCTTTTCTGTTACTCTGCATTAGGAGCTTGTCAATCTTGCTGTCAATGCTCCTCATTCTGTCCTCCACTCCGTTCATGGAGCGGAAGAAGTCTTCACGGAGTACAAACGTGGTAGCAAAATCACCCTTTATATCATTGAGTT